GGGAATTGGACGCAGGACGCCTTCACCACGTTCGTTCGTGGTTTCATACAGCCAATGCGGTTGTACTTCCTCTCTTGATCACAAGAGAGCAGGACCCAGACTACCACGAGGTGGACCACCTCGTGGCCTGGTGTCTCGAAAGCTGTGCACACAATTATGCACAGTTTCAGGCCTCCTTTAAGAAGGTCAAGAAGCAAATGCGCAAGGCATTTGCTCTCACCGAGTCTTTTGACAAGGTGAAGTGCGACAACACAATGTTGCCGTACCTGAACGCCGCTCGGCGTTCAGTTCGGGAGTTTGACTCCCCGGAATCTTTTGGAAGATTCGTGCTTACGTGGACGCAAACGCGTGCCACAGGCATGGCTAACTCTAAGATGTTAGCCCAGTCCTTGGAAAAGTTCAAGGAAACGGTGACGGCTCCAGGAGAGGCCATCACCCTCGACCCAGAGATCCTGCGTCGAGTGACTACCTGTGCAACAGGTGTCAATCCACAGCACGCAAAAGTGTCTGTGGGTACCACATCGTGCCTCGAGTCAACCCGAGGCATGGGTGGAAAGACAGCCTACTTGAGTAGGCTGGCTCGCTCTAGGTCGCTTAGGAGGCGTTACAACCTCCAGACCCTAGAGTCGGTTGAGGTGGAACCTCAACCGGTTAGGTCCGCACAGGACCTAGTGGATTGGGCAGTGGACGTAGTCCTAAATGCCCCAACCTACTCCGCATGTGTTAGATTACATGTGGTTTCCGAGCCATCAAAGGCTCGGACGATCTCGGTGGCTCCTTATGCCTACCAGGTCATAATGGGTGTTTTCGCCCATTTGTTCCAGCCTTGTCTGAGAGACAGGCGGATCCGATCGGGCCTTAAGGCCGATCGTCATCTCTGGAGATTCCTCCAAGAGACACTCAATCCTCAAAACAGGGATTGGGACCGACTCAATGAAGAGATCGGGGGCGCCGGAATCTTTGTAGAATCCGACGACATTTGCTTCTTGTCTACGGACTTGTCCGAAGCAACTGATTGGGGCAACAAACATGTTGCTTCCCAAATTTGGCAGGCTCTCATAGAGGCCTCCAACATGCCGGGATTTCCCACGGCATTGGCGGTACTGGCAAAGACCATGTACTGCCGGAAACGATTTTGCTTCGTTCCGTCCAACTCTGGTTATGAGTTGGTTGTGGCCAACCGAGGTTGGCTCATGGGTGATATGATGACTAAAGTCATACTCACCATTGCACACCAGTATTGCTGTGTGCACTCCGGATTGTCGACGTACAATCTGGTAGGCGATGATGAAATCGCCATCAGCACTCGTAAGAGGCTGGAGGACCACCTCAAAGGTGCCCTCTCCAAGATCTTTAAGATCTCGGAACTAGACACGTACGTGTCTAGGTTCTTCGCATTCTATTGCGAAGAAGGGGCGATCATGCCACGTTCGGCACGGTCGTCTCTCCAGATTCAAATAAAATCTGGACAGGAGTTGGGATACTTGGATTACCCTCGTATCCGCCTCCTACTACCTCAAATCATTGAGGTAGATTCCTACTCGATGACAAACATCGGGAGGTTCTCTCTCCTTGGTAAGGAGACGAGATGGGTCCACTCAGTGAACCCCAAGGCGGCCGAGTATTTCAACCGGG